CAGACTACCGAAAATGTCCTTTCCGGTCTGCAACTGATACCCGCCTAACATCCCCGGCATCTGAGCAAACTGACCAAACGCAGCGCCACGCCCCAGCGCACCGCCGGCCCGTGCTGCGCCTTGCTGCTGCAGCAGATCGGCCACGTTGGTGCCAGTGTTCATGCCTGCCGTACCCACGCGAGCCGCAGACTGCTGACCCAGCGATGTCAGGCCGCCGAGCCGGCTGTACTGCTGCTCCAGCGCCTGCTGCAGCATCTGCGGCCGGAACTGCGCCAGCGCGGCCTGCACGTTGCCGCCACGCAGCCCACCAGTGGCCGATGCACGCTGCAGGATGGCCTCCTCGCCCTGACGGGTCAGCGCCTGAAACAGCGGGCTCTGCTCAATGCCAGAGATGGCCTGCTGCTGCGCCTCTGCGCCACCCAGGCCGATGAGGTTCTGCATGCCCTCGAGCGCCGGCTGACCAGCCTGGACATACGGTGCCAGCAGCTTCTGCATCTCGTCAAACTGCCGCCGCTGCTCCTCAATCCCCATCTCGGCGGCTTGCGTCTGTGCGCCTGCGGCCTTGCTGGCTGCACGGGACTGCGTGATCGATCCGAGAACGGAACTTCCGGCGATTGCGACTACGGGATTAGGCATCGCTGCCTCCTTTGTTGAACTCTGAAAGGTAGTCGTCCAGCGTCTCGCCGTACATGCCCAGCACCTTGTGAGCCACCGATGCCGCCGCCACAGGGCCGTGGCACAGGCGCACGGCGGCCAGCACCAGTTCGTAGTAGCCGGCCCGCCAGACGTAGGATTGAGCCGATGCGTTGCCTTCGCGCTCCACGCGGTCAGAGGCTTGCCACTTCAGCACCATCATGCCCACCAGAGGCACCAGTTCGGCCACATGGCGCGAGAAAAACGCATTGCGTGGCATGGCCACCAAGACGTTCCAGATCGTCGCGTCCAGCGCCTCGCGCCTGACAGAATCGTCGTCGGCGTAGTCGTCGAACGTCTGGATGCTCTGCCACAGCATGAGTAGCCACTCCGCAGCGTCGGCGGGCAGCATCAGCGAGTCGAAATGCGTGCGCAGGCTGTAACTCATGGCATCCTCAGAGGCTGCCGGAAGCCATGAACTCGGCGCGTGCATCATACCCGTCAGGTGATTTCGCGTCCAGACACCCGCAGCGTGAGCGCCGTGGCGTTGCTGGCGACGGTGGAGATGAACCCGCCCGACTCCAGCGCCTGGCCCACCAGTTCCTGGCACAGATAGGTTTCACCTGGCACCACGGTGCGGTCGTCGATGACGAGGTTGGCGTTGCCAGCCGAGCCGCCCGAGGTGACGAGGTTGACGGAGAACGTGCGGTTCACCGTGTCGGTGTTCGTCACCGTGGCCTTGTCGATGATGGCCTTGGCGTTGGTGGCGGTGTATTGCGTGGTCTGCGTGGCCTCCATCTGCTTGGGAGGAACGAGGACTTTGACGGTGACGGTCATTGGAACCCCTGGATGTTGTTGGACACGGTGACGATGATGGACGGAATGCCCGGATGCGGAGCGGCGGCAGGCACGGCCAGCAGTTCAACCGACAGGTCGCTCACCGAAAACATGATCTCGACGTAATCGCCGGCCTTGAGGCTGAAAAAGTAGTTCAGGGCCGAGAAAATCTCGGCGTTGTTGCCCTGGATTCTGATCTGACTGGCCGAATCCGTAACGTCCGCGCCATTCTTGCGAAACCAGATGTAGAACTCTGCGGTTCCGCCAGCGGTCTTGTCAAGTTGGATGGACAGTTGCAGGTTGTAAATGCCGTCCGTATCCACGTTGATGCGCGACTGCGGGGAACCGCTCAGGAACACGCCGGATGACAGGTCCGTGGTGTTCAGCGTTACCCCGGTGGCCGTGTTGATGACCGTCGCAGTTTGCGTAGCGGTGCTGTAAAACGACCCGTAGCGAGAGCGCTTGAACTCACGCGGCGGCGGGGCCGTGGTCAGCAGTTCCAGTGCCGTGCGCATCTGCTCAACGGCGTCCAGCGCCTGCTGCGCCTTGGCCTCGGCTTGCAGCGCGGCATCCTGCGCCAGTGCAGACAGGGCGTCCAGCGCCTCGGTGGCCTTCTGATCGGCAGTGCCGGCAGCGATGGACAGATCCACCAGCGTGGTGGGCTCCAACTGGCGAGCGTTTGCGAACAGCCGCTCAAACTGCCGCACCTGCTCATGGTCTTGCAGGAACGACGCGAGTTGATCCCGCGTGAGGTTGAGTTTGGACGCGGCCATCAGTACGCCAGCGCCTCGATCTGCGCTTCCAGGCGGGCAAACGACAGGTGCGCCTGACTGTCACCCCGGAACCGCTGCATACGCCAGTGGCGCATGGAGCCCTGCCGTAACCACACCAGGCGCTTCGTGCGGTTGCCGATAGCCCCGGCGCGGATGTAGTGGTCCTGCCCCCAGGCCGAGCCATCGAGGGAGTAACTGGTGCTGATCTGCGGGTCCAGCCCCAGCGCCACGCGGCCCGTGAGCGCCACCAGTTCCAGTTCGTGGAACAGGGCGCCGCTGCCGGCGTTGTAGACGATGATCGTGCCGAACTCCCAGCGCACCGTCTGGCCCCAATGGTCGCTGCGCGTGTCCACAGTGTGCCCGATGGCCGATGATGCCGGGTCGCCTATACACCATTGGTTATAGGCCCAGACGAAGTTGCGCGCCCGGTACTGCGCGAAGCCTGTAATCGTGGTTGTCAGTGTCGTCCAGATCGGCTGGCTCAGCGCCTGCGTGGCCGCGAGGTCGAAGACCACCGTGCGGTCCGGCAGATGGACGTACAGCAGTTGGTGGTTTTTGTCGTTGCGGGCCTCCAGCTTCACCCGCGACAGTTGCGACTCGGTGTAGGTCAGCAATAGGCGGTCAATCTCGTCCGTGCTGATCTTCTGTGCCGTGGCGTTGGCGCCCATGTAGACGCCTGGGGCCTCGTTGCGGCCGGAGCCGAGAAAGGCAATCATCTCGTTGAAGACACAGCACGCGAAGGTGCCGATGGCGCCCTTCTGGATCTGCGCGCCGTCAACCGTAAAGTATGGAAAGAACTGACTGTCTTCGTTCAGGTCAAAAACCTCGATGGTATGCCGGTTCAGCGCATAGATCTCGTTGCGCAGTTTCAGCAATGCCACCACGGGATCAGGGTCTAAGTCAGCAACGCCGTACTTAAAAGGGTTTACCTGCGTGGGGTCAGAACGCTCAGTAACGACCAAAAAACTACCATCCGTTGTGATGAAGTAGTCGTCTGCCCAAACCACATCCAGCACGGTGCCGAGGTCGGGATCGGTCACCTGCGTGAGCGTGGCACCGTCCCAGTAGTACAGCCGGCCACCTGATGCGATGGCAAGCCTGCTGATTGAGTAGTCGAACGTCACCAGTTCATCCACGGGGCCGCCCACATCGCCCAGCACGGTGACGGCGCCATTGCTGGCAATGCTCACCAGCTTGGTGCCCATCACCCGGTAGAGCGTGTTGCGCCACTCGATGCCGCCTCGGTCAGTGCCTGGGCCGGTGCCATCGCTCACGATCCCGTCAGCCGGCCGCAGGTAGGCATCGCTGATGCCGCTGCCCTTGGGCGTGACGAAGAAGTTAACCGGGTAGGCCGTGCGCAGGTCAGGGCCGCTGTCGGTGTAGATGCCGCTGACGATTGGGATTTGCATGTCAGCAGTTCCACGCCTTCAGGGCCAGCGCCTTGCGGGTAGGCTTGCCCTTCTCGTCCTTCATCGGCCCAGGCATTCCACCCATGCGGGCGCAGAACGACTTGCGCCGTGCGGCGTCCTTCTCGGTTTTCGGGTTCGGCGCAGGGGGCTTCAGGTTCATGCCTTGGGCCTTGGCAGAGGCGCGTCCCTTGGCATTCAGGCCGCCCTTGGGGTTCTGGCCTTCCTTGCGCGTCCAGGCGGGTGTCTTAGACATCATGCCTCAAATCGTCACGTTGCCGCTGGGCATCGGCGCCGGCGCAGGGCCAGGAGCAGGGCCAGGAGCAGGGCCAGGATTAGGTGGCAACTGATAGTCCACCCACTTCTCCTCGCTCTGGCTCCACTTCCACACATAGCCCTCGACCGGCGCAGGCTCCACAGGCCGCACCACCCATCCAGGCGGGCACCACCAGACCGTTTCCTCACCGGGTCCAGGCAGCGGAGGATCAGGCACCTCCACCCAGCCGGGTGTGCCGTCCGTCTCAGGCTTCGGAATAGATCCGTTTTTGCTGTAGAGCGTCATAGCGTCGGGAAGGCTGCGGTGGGGGTAGAAGTCGTGCGGGCGAATCCGTTGGTGATGCGGACATCCTGCAAGTAGCCATTGAGCACCGCACCGGCCACGCGGTCAGCGCCGACATACAGCACGTTCGTCTGGTTGAAGTTGTCGTTCACCGCGCCCGCACTGGTGGCGTCAGTGGCCCCGTCCAGAATAACCCGCAGGTTGCCCGATGCCGTGCCAGACCGAACCACCGCAAAGTAGTACCAAGTTCCCGAGGCCAATGAAGTAGCGCCTGTCAACTGCGTGGCGGTGTAGCTGAACTGGAGCTTGTTGCCCGAGGTGACGTTTACCGACCAGCCCGTGCTGGCGGTGCCTTTGCTCACCAGCCCGTAGGCCACGCCCGTGGCATTGAGGTACACCCAGCCTTCAATGGTGAAGTCGCCTGTGCCAATGCGCAGTTCTGGCTTGTCAATGACGGTCAGGTAATCGCCCGTGCCGTCAAACGCCATGCTGGTTGGTGACCACTTTGCCTGCGTGGTGCTGACCTGAGCATTGCCCACAGTCTGACCATTGTTGATCGTGGCCGCGTCAAAGATGCCTGCGTTGGTGAAGTTCAGCAGCAGGCTGGTGTTTGTGATGGCGGTGAGGGGCGTGGTCGGCGGGGTAAAGTTTGCTGTGTAGACGGCGGTGCCTACTACTTGCCTAAAGTTGCTGATGTAGCCTGTATACAGCAGTGTGGTCAACTCACCTAAAGCGCCGATAGCAACTTGATTAGAAGAATTGTTGACCGTAATGCCTGTTAAATTAACCGTACCATCTGCCACACCATTGATGTAATTTGTCCCCGTATTTCCGTTGCGCACAAAAGCAACGTGAACCCATTGGTTTAGTGGCAAATCGGCAGTGCTTACGGCAGCGTATTCAGTAGATGACGAACATACTACGCTTCTCAATTTGTTTGCCGCTGTTTTTTCGACGTAATAAGAAATTGATGACTGAAGCCCAGACGAATCCCCTTGACCTGAAATAACCTGCCGAGTGCCAGAAGTGCCGTTGTAAACCCAAGCCTCAACCGTAAAGTCACCGCTCCCCAACGTAAACGCCGCGTTGTCGGCAATACGCAGGTAATCCCCCGTCCCGTCAAAATACCCACTGCCCACATACGAGGCCGTGCTGTAAGACGCTGGCGGGTTGAACGGCGCGAACTTGCTGATGCGCGTGTCACCATTGCGCGTGATGGCAAAGGCGTTGGTGCTGTTGTCAATGAAGCGGTTGTCCTGCAAGCACAGCAGGGAGGTGTTGGTAATAGCCGTTAGCGGGGTGGTGGGGGGCGTGAAGGCGGTGGTGTAGACGGCGGTCGTTGCAAACCGAACGTTGGAGATGTAGCCGGAAAAATCTTCCGTTGCGCCACGGTTTTCTCCGATGCGCAGTTCTTCCGTCTGGTTAAAGTTTGTGCTGACAGTACCCTGACCGTCGTTCGTGCCGCTGATGTAGAGCTTGAGTTGGTTCGTGCCGGTGCCTTCGCGCACGACAGCCACATGCACCCAAGTGTTCGCCGCGACAGTGCCGGTGGAGTCGATGTTTGTCGTGGTGTCCGTAAAACGCAGCAAATTTGCAGACGTAATCTGGAACACAAAGCCCGTAGAGGCCCCGCCTTTGGCGTAGATCGTGTGCGCGGCCCCGCTGGCAGTGCGGAACACCCATGCCTCAATGGTGAAGTTTCCAGTCCCAGGTCGAAGCGCCGCATTGTCTGCAACCGTCAGACGGTCATCAGCCCCATCAAAATACCCGCTCCAGTACCCACTGGGCATGTACGGGTTGAACGACCCCTGCGTGGTGTCGCCGTTGCGGGTGACGGTGAAGTTGTTGGTGCTGCTGTCGAGGAACGTGTTGTTCTGAGCGCCGTTCGTTGCGCTGGTGTTCAGCAGCAGGGGGACGTACTCGAAAAAGGGATCGGTGGCCGGCGCAGGGGTTGCCGCGGCCGGCTTAAAAAAGCGACTCCGACTTGTCGAGCGCGTCACCGGAAACATCAGTACCCCTCGCCGGCCATGATGTGAATTGAGCCCGTACTAGACGCGGTGATGTACGCCACCGTGTTCTCGTCCTGCGCCTTGCTGATCGTGACTTGCGTGCTCGGCAGTACCGGGTAGTCGGCCGTCGTGGCCGTCGTAGCGCCAGTGCCCACGCGAATGTACACCGGCACCGACGAACTCAGGTTGGTGAACACCAGCGCCTTGCTGCCTACACCAATCGTGCTTGATGCCGAGGTGCCGGTCGGGGCCACGGTGACGCCCGTACCATAGGCCGGGTTGAATGCTGCTTGGACTGACATGGAAGATTCCTCTCGTTAGGCCGAGACGGCCTTGATGACGGCGAACCGGAGCACGATGGCCTCGGCAAGGTTGCCTGCGGTCACGTTGCGCACGTTTATCGACGCAGAACCTGCCGCGCACTGGGCGTTCAGCGTGTAGGCGCCGGCCGTGCCGCCAGACAGGTGATTCATCACGAGAATGTCGCCCGCCTCGATGACCGTGTTCGTCAGCGTGAACGAGACTGTCGTGGCTGTGTTCAGATTCGCCGCGTCCATCGTGATCGAGCCGCATGACTTGCTCAGCGTCACGCCGGTCGCCTTGCCCGAGCCGCTGCCCTGAGACGCGGTGCCGCCCGAGCCGGTGGCGTAGCCCTGCTTGCCGGTGCCGCTCACCAGCTGCGAGTCGGTCGTGGTCAGGCTGGTGCCGGTGGCCGCGCCGATGGCAGGGGTTGTCAGCGTTGGGCTAGTTGCAAACACCAGCGCGCCGCTGCCGGTTTCGTCCGTGACTGCCGCGGCGAGGTTCGCGCTGCTCGGCGTGGCAAGGAACGCCTGGATCGCAGCGCCGAAGGGCGAGCTGTCGGTGATGATGCTGTACCAGGAGTTGGTCGCCAGATAGAACCGAAGCCGCACCGCGGCTCCAGACTGCAACGTGGTTGGCGAACCATACACCGCAGTCGCGCCGTTAAGCCCCACCGCAAACGAGGTGATGGTCTGCGTGGTCGTCACCAGAATCTCGGTTCCGTCAGGCGTCGATGTGTTCAGTGGCAGCGTCACGGTGCCGGCGGCCAGCGTGCCGGCAGGTTGCAGAAGAATCCACTGCTGCTCGCTGATCGGCGTGGGCGCCGCGATGTTGAAACCCGTCGCCGGCACGTACAGGTTCACAGCCACCGTGGGCGATGCGAACTGCTGCTGGAAGTACGACAGCAGGGCCGACATCGGCAGGCGCCGTGCGTCCCCGTTGTTCGGGCTGTAGACCGGCAGTTGGTCGCCTGCGGAAACCTGCGTCAGCAGCGGGAGTTGATTGATCGTCGGCATGTGCGCCTCTCAGAATTCAAGCGGACCGTCACGGCCTGCCAGGATGGGTTCTTCCGGGTTGTCCACGAACGGATCATCGTAGGCCTTGGCACCGGCACCACGCGGCATGGACGCCGGCAGTTGCATCTCCATCGGCATGGCCGCCCGCGACAGCAGCGTGTCATAGGTGCGCTTGGCCGTGGCCTTGGTGTCGGGCGATACCGTCTTGCCGTAGCTGGGTGCCAGCTTGATGCCCAGGTTCGTGATGATCGCCTCGTAGGCGCTATCCGGCACGTTCGTCTCGTCGTCCAGGCCGGTGTCCTGCGGAGACCCCGGCAGTGGGTAACCCACGCGGATGCCCAGGGCAT